GCTCTTAATACGGTCGCGATGTTCTGGCTTTAGCTCTTCTTCTGGGACGACTTCACCGAGTGCTTCCAACGTAACCCTTTCCAGTCCCATGTCGTAGAGGTCATCGAAGTTTTCATAGACAGCCCCAAGCAATCCTTGCAGGATGACATAAGTTGGATCAAACATTTTTTCGCCATCAATCTCAACCTGAGTGTCTCGAGTTGCATATGCACGGATAGCAAAGCCATCCTCGTCTTCATCTTCATCTTCAGTTGGCTCCAAGACAATGTAGTACCGCCCCTTGAGTAAACCGGCTTGCTCGAGGGCGGCAATCTTTTCGTCGTCTATAATCATCTCAGTCATACTTTCTTCTCCAACCACTCAAGTGGTACGTGTCCATCTGCCCAGAGTATACCCTGCTTATCGCACCAATTACCATAAGTAGTTTTACTAGAGCGGTTAAGTTTTGTCGAAGCTCGCATAAAAAGCATACGAATATCGATAAAAGGATTCTGTTGGATCACCAGCAACATCTTCTGACGATCAGCAGGACTAAAGAAGCCCTTTGCTTCAACGTAAATATCTTGTTCCGGAAGATAAAAGTCCGGTGTGTATATCTTCAGCTTAGGCTGATACGAAAGTTTTTTAGACTCATATTCAAACGTAACCTTTTGTTCTGCAAGGTATTTTGCTACCTTGAGCTCATAGTCTGAGCGGAACTTATGTCTCATGTACTGCTTCATATGTTCATAAGTCCTTGTATCGATTGAGAAATTCTATCCTGCAATTTCGGACTTGTACTTCCGATTTTCAGGAGTGCGTTGGAATACTCGTCTCCGGGGAAAACTACAACACGTCCTTGCCGCACTACATTTGCGATGCGTATTAGTTCATCTGTAGCTCTCTTACCGTCACGTTCCCACGTTTCGTGCCCTAAAGGTTGACCAAAGTGTTGCCACATTGTCAACGGCAGGCACCGTTCAAAGTTACGAGCCCATCGTACCCACGGGTCTCCCGCCGCTTTATCTGCGGCTTCAACGTAAACAGCATACGCTCCTTCGTTTAAGTACAGAAGCTGACGATCAACTTTCCGAGTTATCAGAAGGGGCATCCTCATCCTCCACTACAACGCGACGTACAGTTGCAAGACCATCCGCCTTGATTCCCAGACCGTAATCTTCGCAATCTAACTGACAAAATTCCCTACCGCGACGATACGTCATGTCGCCCACTTGGTAAATGGTGTTGTACTGTACTTCTTCGAGAAGAGGACGTAGCTCGTCAAGTACCATTTGATTGTGCCGGATAACGTCTTTGTTAATCCTATCTTTGAGTTTCAGGATTCTGCCCTGCACCTCAACGATCTTCTTAATGTTTTGTTCCTTCATAATTCCTTGACCTTAAGTGTGTGATACCAGACGACGGGTTTATTTTTCGCCTTTGATGTAACCTTTTCGTGCTGTATTGCTTTCGGCCAGCAGTGCTTACGGTAGCCACAGAACGTGCAGTTCTTACTTAATAACTTGTTTCCTGTTTCGCGGACAACCCCGTCCTTGCGGTAAGTCTCTTGTTCAGGAGCAATCGGAGGCTTCTTGTACGAGAAGTTTGACATCAAAGCTTCCACAACTTTACCGGCCTCTGATATGTAGTGGTCTCGATCTTCTGTTTGGTCGTCAGGTGCTTGCACAAACTGAATCTCTCCAGAAGACTTGTCTACAACAATCCAACCACCAAAGTCTTTGCCTTTTGACTCAGCGTACAGGTGTCCTTGCATCAAGTACCCGAACGGATCGTCTTGTTTAAGTCCGTCATATCCCTTCCCGAACTTCTGAGAGTACGAGTACGGGCTTGCTGACTTTACGTCCCAGACCTTCTCTCCGTCCACAGGGTCGTCGATGATGACATCAAGGGTACCTTGTACGGTTTCTCCCCCAACGTCAAGCTGGCACCTTCCCTGTGCCTCTGTGATCTTAACTCCGGCACCTTTGAGCACAGCCATTACTGCACACTCAACAAGGTCGCCGATTAAGAAACGCAAAAGAGCGTTGTACGTCATCTCCTCATTTTTACCGTCACGTCCATGTACTTGTTGACAAAGAGGACGCCCTAAGCCGGACATACGTATCCGCCACTCAGGGTTACGGCTAAACTGCTTTTCGAGTGCCTCACGGCAGTCCTGTGCGAATTCCTCAACGACAGAAGGGGAAAGCGATGCTTCCCCCCTCGTTGCCGCTTGAAGGAAGTTCTTAACTTGAACTTCCGCCAGCATTAGTTAAAGTCCGCCGCTAAGTCAACTTCCTCGTCTTTAGCTTTCGCTTTAACAGCCTCCTTGTGTTGCTCGAGGATGTTGGCGTTGGACCCTTTTACTGTCTCGAGGAACATCGCCATTGTTTCCATTGTGGCGTCGTCCATCTTGGCAGTCCCCTTTTGCGTAAATACAGGAGTGAAGTAAGTCACACTACCCATCTTGTTACGCTTGGTAGTCATCTCAAACACAACCTCATTCATAAGGTTATTGCCGAGACGTTCGATTGCTTCACGCGCAGGGCGGAAACCCGAACGCTTGAAGTATGAGATTACAGGGTAATTCTCAATCTTTACGTCAGTACCATCCGCTGTCTTACCTTCCATAGTAATCAAAGCGTAGAACACTTGGTTGCACGTAGCAAGACGTGAAGCTAATGTAAGAGGATGCTTTTCCCCTAACTCTTCTTCCTCTGACTTTGACAGGCGGCCACACTTGTTTCCACCTGACGTGTCTGGGAATTGGTAATCTAAAGAAGGTGCTTGGACCGAGCGAGAAGAAAACTTACCCTCTTCTTGATCCCACACACTCCACTCGTAAGTACGCACTAATGGACGAAACTCTACGCTATCTGCGTATACGAAATCGCCGTCATAAAATACTTTCCACGCACCTTTCTTGAGGGTGTGACCATCGTCAGTCTCGGTGTCGTAGTTAATGTTTAAACGAGACAGTCCTGTTTTAGGTGTGTCCTCGTTCGCTTGGCCTGAAAGTTTCATAAGACCTTCGCGGTCCCCAGACTTTACAGCCGCCAGCATTCCATCGAATGCATTATCCATTACGCTCAGTTCGCCCATACCGCTCTCCTTAGTTTGCGTAGACAACTTCGGTGTCCAACCAATTGGACCCCATTTTTACCTCAACAGAAATTGGCATGTCATATTCAATCCCATATCTGCGTTGGCACTCTTGTGGAAGAGACATCATTGCCTCAACCACGAGATTAGTACAAGTATCCTCCTCTCCGGGGAATACGTCAAGTACAATACTATCATGAACAGTGTTACATATCACACTTTTTAATTGCTTATCTTTCATAGACTTAGCAAGATAAACTAAAGATATTGGTAAGAGATCCCCTGTTGCAAAGCCTTGAACAGGGTAATTACAAATGGCTGTCCGGTTGGTTGCCGTCCCCCAATCTGTCCACGTTGTACCGGGGAAGGCGTACTGTCTGCCTGACGGTAGCGTGATAAATCCCTTTTCAACTGCGTCACTCTGTAACTTGTCGTGCCAAGCAGTTACCCCAGCGTACTTGTCTTTGAACGTACGGTAATACCTCTGCTGATCAGGAGTACCTGTCGTTCCCCCGTATAGCGGCTTAAAAGTATGAGCCTTAGCGTCTTGCCGTGAGCATCCGATAATTTCAGCAGTGACAGTGTGTACATCAGTCTTGTTCTCCACGTCATAGTAAATGTGGGGGTCGTCTGCTAAGAATCCTGCGACTCGAAACTCAAGTTGTCCGTAATCAGCTTCGAGGATTTTCCCTCCTTCAAAACGAGAGACCATTGCCCGCCGGATAGCGAATGTAGAACCACGGGGCATATTCTGGAAGTTGGGGTTACGAGAACTGAGCCGTCCTGTAGCTGTGACACATTGCATGAAATCGGGGTGTACGATGTTATCCCTGTCTTTGTTGTTTTTGAGTCCTTCAACAAAAGTAGAGAGGTAAGTGCGAAGTGCGTTGTATCTGGAGTAAGACTCTGCAAACTCTCTGGCGGTACCAGAAAGTTCATCGAGGCGTTCTTTAAGTGTTTCATGGTCTGTCTTGAATCCTGCTGACGCGGCGTCCCAAGAGTCCCGCGGTAACATTTTGAAACCCGCGATTTCTTTAGTCGGTACATAAAGAACCCCTTCTCCGACACACGCCTTACAAATACGCACGGCCTTACCTTCCGTACCATCTTTCTTAATGACTTTCTTACGGCCTGCCCCTTTACACGCTGTGCAACGGGACGCCACTGTCTTGTACACGAGCTCACATTCGTCTTTTACAATGTGCGAGAATTCGCGTTTTGTGTACTTAGTACGCTTCTTCGGCTTACGGGTTGCTCCCCGTAACTCTGAACCTAAGTTAAACAAAGAAGACCAACGCTTCTTGTCCTTCACCTTACGTGAGTAAAACAAGGCTGACTTGTCGTCTGCGGAGTTGAGGTTGACAGGGGTATCACCCATCGCATCTTCAGCCATTCTCTGAAGTTTAACCTCTAACTCATTCATTTCCTTGCGGTATTCATTCTCGATTTCACTGAGGGCACTTGGGTCGATCTTGATACCGGTCCTCTCCAAGTTCGATAAGACTTCTGTCATCTCCAGCGACAGACGTAGGGTGTTCAATAGTTTCGATGCCATAGGCTTTAATCTCCTCTTGGAGTTTTTGTGAGAAAATCTCACCGTTCATTACACTACCCATACCGTCGAGCACACCATTATAGTACTCGACTGACGTTAAGTCATCATCCATGTCCGCTTCGTTACGCAGAAACGTGTAGATGTTGACGGCAGATTCACGGGTGATGCCACCCATGAGTCCTTTATACGCTAGGGGTTTCTTGCTCATCGTCTTTTCCTTTCAACAACGACTTGTCGATAGAGTAGTCCTCGTTCTCTTTGTCGAGTGCTTTCTCGAGTAATGATGTTAAACCAATCTCTACGAGAAGTCGAGTTGCTTCTGGTGTGGTTTCTATCTGAAATGTAGCAGAACCATCCTCGTGCTCTACCATGTTGCTCACTCCGATTAGTGCGTCTTTTTCTACGTCCATCATTAGTTTACCTTCTGTTGATTTTGCATAGGAATACTATGCTTTCCCCACGGTTTCGTAATCATCCAGTGCCCACGAGGTACGGACCCCCTCCACGCCTGCTCAAAGCCGCACGTTTTCTTTCGTGGTCTGCCTCCGACAGGTTCCATGCGCTTTTCTAAGCCTAGTTTGTCTCTGTGCCTACACAGATACTGAGATATTGCACTACGTCTGCGGTTTAGCGTAGTGGCTATCTTACCAGACGACTCCCCGTCTTTCCACATTTGTGTCAGCGTATCCACTTCTTCTTTAGTCCACGTAGTTGGTCTCATAGAGCTCCTCCCAACTTGTCATATATTTCTCCACCACCTGCTTACACGCAACTTCCCATGTCGCCTGCACGTCAGCTATCCCGTACTCTTCTACGATCTCCCACGGGATCTCCGCGAATGTCTTACCGCTCTTAAGGTAATCCGTCGTAAGGTCTTTCTTCTTTTCAGTAACCTCATACCTTTTCGCGAGGGCATCAAGCGAGAGGGGCCACTTACGCGCCCTAGCCAAGAGATACTCCGCAACCATAGTATCATATACGTGACCTTCATACGTGAATC